TCGACGGTGAGCGCGGCCAAATCGGGATGGACGGGGCGTTCCGCCATTACGCCACTCGCAGCACGGGTTTCGTCTGGAGGCTCGCCCAACAGAATAGCCCGAGACCGGCCACGCGCACGCCTTGATAGACCCCCCACATCGCGAGACCGGGGACAAACAGATACCCCACCCACGCGAGCCACCCACCCCCGAAGCCGACGAGGAGCGCCCCGCGCAACTTCCCCAAGTCTCGGCGCGGCCAGACGAGGCCGACGACGGCTCCATCGGCCACCGTTTCGAGGAGGAGGCTCGGGCCAATGCCTTCCACCCAGAGGCCCAAGAGCCCCGCCCCGATGAGGGCCAGCATCAAGAGTTCCGCCTCGGGGCGGGACACAAGCACGGCCCCGATCATCCCCACTTGGAGAATGGGATAGACCGTCGCGGCAATCCACGGCGCCACAAGCGGATGGGGACCGTAAGAGGCCAGGTCGGCGAGCCCCGAGACGCTGAAGGCGAGCGCCAGCCACCACCATTCCAGTCGCCGGTCCCGCCGCAGGGTCACCCAGAGCACGGGCAGGAAGCCCATGCTGGTGGCCGCTAGGGGCAGATAGGCGGACAGATGTTGCTCTTGTTCAAATCGTCCCCGGCGGCATCCGCTGTGGTCACGCCCGCTGGCACCACGCGGAGCGTCATCTTCTTGCCATCGAGCCGGACTTCCAACCGGGTGCCGGGGCCCGCTGCGCCGAGGCGTTCCTTCAAAGCGTCGATGGTCTCGGACCCAAACCACCAATAGGGCGCAGCCTTGGATTTTCTCGGAGCCTTGGGTTTCGTGGTCATGCGACCTCCTGCCGTTTCAATGAGACGTGTAACTCCTGTAACTTCGCGAGCACCTTGAGATTCGCTTCATGCACCAAGCAATTCGATTCGTGGGTGTAGAGCAGGGCGTTGGTCATCGCTTGATGGGATTCCGTGTAGGCCCCGAAGCTCTTGACGAACCGCAGGAACGCCCAGACCGCGCAGCCCTGCGCGAGCACGAGGCCAATCGCCACCACGAGGGAGAGCACGATCATGTCTCCGCTCGCCGATCACGATCTTCCAAGACCCGCACGCGGCTGACCATATCAAAGAGCGTCATCCCGATTTTCTCCAGTCCCCGGGTCAGGTCCGTGGTAACGGCCCGGAGCGAATCCACCGAGGCGCTCATTTTCGCGAGCCCCCAGACGAGCCCGCCCAAGATCACGAGCTGGGCAATATCGAGCGTGACCTTGACATCGGGATTCACGGGCCCCCTAAGCCAAACTGTGCCCGGATGGCGCGGAGTTGCTGGATAATCTCTTCTGGAAACAATCCCGCCACGGATTGGAATTCCCCCTCTGGCATCTGGGCGAGGAGTTGGAGTTGCTTCAGTTGCATCGCCTGAGTGCTGGGCCCGCCGGTCGGGGACGGGGCGGTGCGTCCGGGAACGTTGCCCGTGCCTGCGGGATAGGTCCCGGTATAGGAATGGCCCCCCACGCCTCGGGGGGTCGGGCCGATGGGCAAATCCCGGGGATTCCCCGCGCGCGCATAAGCCGGGAGGGCCTCCATCGGGTCTGGCGCCATCCGCACCGTGGGCGTAATCGTTTCCCCGGGCCGTGTGGTCGGTGGCGGTGGGGGAGGAGGAGGCTTGGGACCCACTTGCCCAGCGGCCCGCAAACGCTCCAATAGTCCCTCGACCACTTCGGGGGGTTGCCCGGCAAGTTGTTTGCGTACCGCCGCCTCAGTCATCGCCATCAACTCTTCCGGGGACGCCTTTTTCCCGAAGGCGCGGCGGATATTCCGGCCAATGATTTTCATGCTGGGCCAGAGTTTACCAATCGTCTTACTGAGCACCACGCCCCCCACTGCCCCTACGCCCGTCCCCAGCGCCATCGAGGGGAGCCGTTCTTTCGCAGAGCCCGTGCCCTCCCCGAATCCTTGCAAGCCTCCCAAGACCGCCCCGGTCGTCGTCGCGGCGGCGGTGGGGCTTAGGCCCGCCGTGAGCGGCCCTAACAGTTTGTTCAGGGGATTGAGCGCCGCGCCAGCCAACGTCCCTCCCGCACTGAGCCACGGATGTTCCACGCGAGATTCGGCCAATTGCTGTCGCGCGATGTCGGTTTGGCCTTGGATGTTTGCCTGGGTCACGGGCTGGCGCCGATCACTAATCGCCATCATCGCCCCAACCAACTCATCGGCGAATCCCCCCGTGGCCGTCTGGGCCGCATTGCGAACTACGGCGCTCAACTTCGGCGTTTCATGCCCCGGCTGGGGTGGGCGTTCCGAGAAGCCCCGCGCTTGTCCTTCCCGCGCTTGGCGACGGCGGTTGACATGTAGGGTCGCCGCTTCTGGGGTGAGGCCCCGCGCCCGGTAATACTCCCAGAGTTCGGCATCGGGGAGTTGCCGGGGTGGCATGGGGATAGGTAGAAGTGGGGGCGTCATGGCCGTGGCACCGTGGTCGTCCCCGGTTGCGGATGGAAGGGATTGTCGGGGCTGTAGCCGGGATGCGGGGCGATGTTCTGCAAGAGAGACTGCCGCGCCTTGGGGCTCAACGCATTGGGCCGAAAGGCATTCCCCGACTGCTGGACAAAGAGGAGCCCTTGCTGGAGGCGCCGGGCCTGCTTGGCCTGCACGCCCCCCTCATCTTCCCCGGAGATCGGGACATAGGGCGAGGTTTCCCGGTCCAACTCTTCCATGTTCATCGCCGCGCCAGTTGCTCGACGCAAGAACGCATTGCCCGTGTCGGTGCGCAGATTCCAATATTCCCGCTCCTCGGGCGACATCCCCCGTACTGCGACGCGGAGGGCCTTGGTCGCCAACGTCCGCCCCACCCCGGGATACTGTTCGAGACTCCGCACATTGCTCATTTTCTCATCCACCCGCTGGCCAATACCGGGAAACTGTTGTTCCAATTCGGTCATCCGGGCATTGTTTTCCAGCACCCGCACCCCATACGTCGCGAGTTTGTTCTGTTCGTCGGTGGCCCGCGCCGGTTGCACGGGGGCTCCCTCGACCGCCCCCGGCGCTTTGGGAACCCATGACACGGTACCGTCATCATTGATGTGCGGCGCCACATCGGGCAGGAGCGACCCGAGCGCCGTCGCGACCTGCCCCGCCTTCTGGGGGTTGATCGCCACGACCCGCCCGACGGCTTCACTAATGGTGCGCCGATCCCAAGGCCGATTGGAGAGCTTTTGGATGATGCCATGGATTTGGCGATCTTCCTCCATCCCCATGACCGTTTGCTGGTTGCGGAGGTCGGTACCTTGGGCGCTGGCCTGCGTGTTCTGGAGTGTCGCCATCTCACTCAGGCGGCTCATCAAATGCGTCGCGACGCCATCATCTTTCACCCCGGCGATGATTCGTCCCCAGGCCGCTGGGTCGTTGTGTTGTGTGAGCCCCCCGGTCCAAATCCGCAACGCCTCATCGCGGTCTGCGAGGTCGTCTTCTCGTGCCTTCATCTCGCGTAACTTTTGCTCTTGGTCGATCTCCATTCCCGCGAGTTGCTTCCCCGCGATTTTCTTGTGGAGTTCAAATTGCTCCCGCCGCTGCGCGAGCTCCTGGCGTTCCTGTTCCAACTCCCGCCGTTTCTGGAGCGCCAAGGCAATGAGTTGCAATCCCTGCCCTGCCCCGGGTTGTTCGACGACGCCAGTGGTGCCGATATTCGGCGGCGCAATCGGAATGGTCAAGCGTACCCCCCGCCGTAGGAAGCGTCAGAGATGGGGATTGGTCCGCTCCCCGTGGCCGCTTTCCCGGTGTTGGTGCCGGGAATAAACTGGGCCGCGATGGACCCAATCTGCCCCAGCGTATCGAGGAAACTCTTGCCCGGCTGAATGGGCACATTGAAGGCGGACTGTTGTCCCGCCCCCAGCAGTTGCATCAGGATTTGGATGCGCCGCTGAGTTTCGATATCCATCTGGCCCGCCTGCTGCTGGCCCATCCCAAACGCCTGCCCAGCGAGGCCGCGATTGGCGCTCCCCGCCCCCTGGCTTAAGAGCCCGAGCGTCTGCGCGACCTGCGTTCGCATGTTGAAGAGATTGCGGAGGGCTTCCCCCCGGAGAATCGCGTTCCCCGAGCCGAACCGTCCGCCTTGCTGATTGGCGAGTCCGATATCCTGCTCGAACTGCGGACCCTGCCCGGTGAGCATCGCTTGCAGGGCGGGCATGGAAACATCAAGCGCCCGCTGTTCCGGGGTGGGCTGGCGGAGCATCGTCCCCAAGGCATCCGCGCCTTGCATCTGGAGGGGACTTTGGGGACTACCCAGTCCTCCGAGCAACTTCAGGAACGACTGCGGGTCCTGGAGGTAGCCGATCTGTTGCTTGCGGACCCCCCGCAGGTCCTTCGGAACGAGCGCTTTCGGTTCCCCGGCTGGCATGTGCCTCCTGCTCGTACTCCGAACGTAACAGCCGGAGCCGGATCATATCAGTCCACGTTTGGGTTTCGGGATTCAAGCAGGCGCGCTCACGACGGGAGCCCAAACGGGCCACCCACTCGGTGCCGTCCTTCACATACGGCTTGACGGCGATCTTCACCTTCTCTGTCAGGGGATGGGCACTCGCCGTCGGTTCCCCTTCCAACCTGAACATAAGCTTTTTGCGGACGAATTTATAGAGGGGGGTCAGATACTCGGGGACTTCGACCGTCAAGCGCTGCAAATCGTATTCCTGAAAGACCTTCCCCATCAAGTTCCAAAGGAGCGTCCGGCGCCCGAAGAGGGTACGGTCGAAGAACACGAAGTGACATTGGGCGTCCACTTGGGGCACGATGTGGGTCAAAAGTAAGCAACCCACGAGCCCCCCGCCTTGCCAGACGAGCCAGACGCGGTTCAAGGGGTCGGAGAGAATCGAGGCGATCAAGACCCGGCGCTCTTCCAGGTTCCCCGGCGCGGGGAAGATGGCGGGGACCGAGAGCATCCCGTTCAAGAGCGATTCAGCGGTGCGCTCGTTGACGTTCAAGGGCTGGAACGGCACCGCGAGGAGCGTCATCGGACTTGCAGTACCCCGATCCCCCCAGCTAGTCCCAGCCGAGGAAAGTCCAATGCATACCCGCCGTGCTTCACGAAGATTTCCTGAAGGTCCGTGGACCCCCAGACATCGTGGCCGGTGATCAACCCCCGAGGCCGACGCATCTTCGGAATCAACGCCGCGAGTTCCCGGTCCACATGCTCTTTCTCGTGATTGTCATCGACCCAGGCGAAGTCGATGGATTCGTCGGGCTGCGCCGCGATCACATTGAACACGTCGTCTTGCCACACGCGCCAGACCACCTCCGGGATGGGCAGTTCGGAGAGCCGCTTGTCACAGGCTAAGGCCCGGTCGGCTTCGAGCTCCGCGATGTGGAACGTCCCTCCGCCCATTGCCTGCAAGGTCATCGCCAGCCACGCGGAGGTACACCCGAGATACCCCCCGCACTCCAAGACGGTGTTCGCGTTCGACGCCTTCAAGAGCGCCGCGAGGATTTCGACGTTCCACGGCTCCGTCGAGCCGGAGAGGTAGTTGCCGAGGTCCCATTCCTCGCGGAGGCTCGGGAGCGGAAAAGCGGCGCGGCGGGCCATGAGATTGAATTCTTCGGGGATGGGCAGGGAAAAGTTCACCGTATGCTCCAAGAGGGTGATCATGGTGGCGGGGGGAAGGTCTTCGGCGCGCACTAGAGCCACGGCTCGCTATTCGGTTCTACATCCTCAATGTAGCAGTCGCCACTCATGTAGTGGAAATTGTATCCCCGCTCGATCAAGATTCTGGAGTGCAGGTAGTCCCACTGGGGCGACCACGGCGCAAGGCTCCACGGGACATCCTGCACCGCTGCGCGGGGGAAAATCCCCCCATGCCCACCGATATACGCCCGCCCCAAGTACCCCGGCCAGCCCATGTTCAAGCCGATCTGTTCCTCCCCTCGGGTGCAGAACCGCGCCGGGACGATCACATCCTTCGTCCCGAGGGGAGTGGCCTGCATGAATTGGAGGAGGTCTCTCGAGAAGTCGGGGTGGACGCGGTGATCGTCGCAGAGATAGAACAGCCAGTCGCTCGATGTGGCGACCGCCCCCACGTCCCGCTTGAACAAGGCGTCGATGGTGGTCCCGGTGAGCGGGTGAAACGGCAGATGCCGATATCCCTCCCCCGAGTGATAATCCCCGACTACCACCACTTCATCCATGCCTTGGGCGAGGACACTTGGAAGCACCAACTCGTCCAGCAGCTTCCGCCGCTTGAGCGTGGCGATGATGATGCACGCAATACTAGACAGGGTTCCATCCCGTGGTGGAGGGGCGCCGCAAGGACCCGCCCAGTTGCCAGAGCCGCAGCGTTGTATTGGCGCTCGTGAGATTCACCGCCAAGTCCCCCGGATACCCGGAGAGATGACTGTTCGGCCCGATGGCGTCCGAGAAGGCCGAGAGCGCGGGGATATCGTTGATGGCGCGGGCGACTTCGCGCAGATACGTTCCCAAGGGACCCGTGAGATCAGACGGTGGACTGGCAATCCGGCGAAAATCGCTCACCGCCCGCCCATCCGCGCCGTGACCCAGAAGCGATACAGCCGATACCGCTGGCCCTCACTCGTCACCTCGAATTGCGGGAAGCGGGCGGGGATGTACGGATACGCCACGGCTTGGGAGGCGCCCGAGACCGCCGGGAGCGTCACCCCGACGCCTTGCTCGAAACTTCCGCCCTGATTCTGGGAGAACTTGACCGTCAGGACCGACGCGGTGTCCGCTTGGTAATCCGCCCGCCATTCGGTGACCGTCTTTTGCTTCCCGGGGAATTCGCCCCAGAGCGCGGTACTCCGCCAGCGATTCGGCACCGGCGTCCCGTTGTCGGTCGTTGCCGTCGAGCTCAGGAAATACACCGTCCCGCCCGAGGCGCCCAGATAGACATCGCGCCGATCCGCCGAAGTCGTGCCGGTGTTGTAGCTATCCCAGGTCCCCGGGGCGGTGTCCCACGTCAACCCCGCCGCGCCAGCGGCGTCCCAACTCGTCGCGGCGGAACTCGTCGCGAGCCCCGTGACCGTAAATCCCCGCGTCAGCGAAAGCCCGCCCGCTTGGGGATCGAAGGTCTGCGGGGCCCAGGAGCCTTCATCGAGATTCAGGTAAATGGCCTGCTGCGGAAATCCCGTCCCGCCCAAGGTCGGGTAGTAGAGCTGGTACTGCATCGTCGAGAAATCGTAGAGGCCAAACGCACGTTCGGGGACATCCATCGCTTGGCGAATCGACCGATGGATTCTCCCCCCAATAGGTCTGGCGGTCCCGCCTTCTTTCGGCAAGAGATAGACATCGAGGTTCCGGGAGAGGAACACAATCCCCAAGGGCGTCGAGGTAATCGTCCAGGGATAGGGACAGCCGACCGAGCGGTCGTAGGGCTCGAAGCGGAACACGAAGGGGAAGTTCGAGGGATAGCCCTGCCAAATCTCGGCATCCGAAAAGAGAATCAGGCGGTTGTCCTGCGCGACGATCCGCGTCCCTGCCCCGCGCATACTGAGCAAATCTTCGAACCCCGACAGGCCGCCGGTCCAACTGGACGCCGAGCCCCGGTCCGACCACTGGACGCGCTGGACGTAATCCGAGGTCCCCGAGCCGGGGTCTCGAAGGTTAAACGCCACGAGGTAGTTGTCGAACGCGGTGACGTACTTCGCCTGTGGGGCGCCCGTGAGCGTGGAGAAGACCGTCGTCCCGGATTGCCAGCAGTAGAGGGTTTGGTAGGAGCCGTTCGCCAAGACGCCGATGTGCTGGTCTTGCTGGTCGTAGTAAATCTGGGTCGCATCCCAGTAGGAGGTGGTCGAGCCTGCCGGGACAGAATCCACGCCGCCCGCGCTGACATAGCTCAACTGGCTCCAGGAGCCATTGGAGTACCACGCGAGGTTCGAGGTCCCCGAAATCACGGGGAAGCGGTTGTTCAAGACATCGGCGAATTCCCATCCCCCGGTGACGGGCACGGCCATCGGCTGGGGATTCGTATTGCGGAGTTGGAGATCGGGGCGGGGCTCCAAGGCCCCTTCCCGGAAGATCATGTTCTCGGAGCTTGGGGTACTGCCGAGGGGCGCATCGACCGCCGGTTGCGAGGCGTCGAGGCCCAAGGTGGGCTCGACGAGGAGCACGCTCGTCAGCGAGCGGGGGGCCACTTGGAGCGGCGCTCCGTAGAACGGCATTACAAGGTCCGCTGGCCGATGGCCCGCCAAAAGAACGTCGTGCTACTCGTGCCACCCAAGTCGGTCGCGCACGAGCGCACGCCAAACTGCGTGGCGGAGACCGAGGTGAGCGTCATAATCTGCGCGACGATATTGGTGTTGTACGCGGTGATCTGGACGAAGGGCGTGGTACTGAACCCGGAATTGGGAAAGGAGACTGTCGTCAGCCCCGAGACGGTCTTGCCTTGCCCGAACTCTTCGACCCAAATCGCCCGTTGGGGCACGGTGCCGGGATAACTCCCCGCCGAAATGGCCGTCGGGCCGCCGAGGAAGGTCGTCCCGCCTGAGCCGACCCCGAAGAGCCGCGAGGTATCGGAAGTCTGCATGAGCCGCGCATCGGTGCCCGTCGAACTGACGAGGGATTGGGTACCGTAGTAGGGCCGGGCGGAGCCTTGGCGGTGGACGCCCGCATCCCCGCTCGCGGAGGGCCAGACGTGCTCGGCATCGAGGCCGACCCGGACAGAAGATTTGAGGGATCGAATCCTATTGTCGCCCAACCCAAGGGATTCGCTACCAGCGGGATCGCCTTCAGTCCATTCAATGGTCGGCACGGGCCCTCCTCGGTTGCTGCAATCTAATGCATTTCCTCACCACCGAAACGACTTGCGCTCCCGGGCCACCAAATCGGGCAGGTCGTCCCAGAGGTTACCATGCGGGGCCCATTTCAGCGCCCGGAGTTTCGCATCTCCCACATGATAGCGACTGTCGAGCCCAAGACGAGTATAGCCCAAGTCCAGATAGTCGGCGGGATTCGCGTCCGGGCCGTGGAAGGCCTTGACGACCGCCGAGGCGATCTCTTTCACGGAGGCTTCGGTATTCCCCCCGACGTTGTACGTCTCGCCGTTCCCCCCATACTGGAGCACCGAGAGAATCGCCTCCGCGCAGTCCTCAACGTGGAGCCAGGACCTCCGGGCATTCCCCCCCTCATGGATGGGGATCGGTCGCCCGAGCCCCAGGTGCCGCACGGCCTTGGGGATCAGTTTCTCGGGATACTGCCGGAGCCCGTAGAGGTTCGAGGGCCGGACGATCCGATACGGTACCCCAAAGGAATGGCCGTAGCATTGCACGAGGAGATCGGCGGCGGCTTTGGAGGCGGCGTAGGGACTCGAAGGCCGGAGCGGGGCGTCCTCTTCGGTACACCCTACCTCCACCGACCCATAGACTTCATCGGTCGAGACGTGGAGGAAGAGGGGAATCTGGTACTGCCGTCGGCCCCGGCAGAGTTCTAGGAGCCGATGCGTCCCGAGGATGTTCGTTCGGGTGAACTTCGTCGCATCGACAAGCGAGTTATCGACGTGCGTCTCGGCGGCGAGGTGAATCACCGCATCCACGTCGGTCAGATGGTCGAGTTCGCAGATGTCGGCTTTCTGGTACTTGAAGATGTCGGAGAATCCCGTCCAACTATCCAAGAGATCGGTATTCGCGGCGTAGGTTTCGGCGTCGATCCCATAGACCCGGTAGCCATGCTGCACCAAGAGCTCGACCACATGGGAGCCGAGGAAGCCGAGACAGCCGGTGACCGCGACGACTTTCATGCGGCGTCCTCGAAATGGGGGTCAGGATGAGGGACGAAGAACCGCCCCCGGAAGCCTTGCTTCAACGCGCTGGCTTTCAACGCCTCGGCGTTGTTCCACGACAAGAGCACCAAGATGTCGGCTTCCCGCAAGGCGTCGGGGGGTTGAATTGGAATCTCGGTGCCTGGGGTGTAGAGCCCCCACTTGGCCGGGGTGTCATCCACAATCACCGAGAGCAAGTCCCGGCGGACGCCAGCGGCTTGCAGTAAGACGTTCCCCTTGGCTGAGGCCCCATACCCGGCAATGCGCCACCGGGCGTCCCGCTCTTCTTGGAGGGCTTGCTTGAAGAGGAGGATATTCCGCCACGCGCGTTCGGCGAAGTCGCGATAGGGCACCAGCCCTTCGGCGAAGTGGGCCGCTTCCAAAATACGAAGCCCCGTCACGGAGGTTTGGACGTGCCACGGGGAAGTGTCCGGGACGAGGGTGTAGCGCATCGTCCCCCCGTGGAGGTCTGAGAACATCTCCACGTCCACCACCCGGAGGCCCGTCTGTTCACAGAGGCGTTCCAGGGGCCGGAGCGACCAGTAGGACAGGTGCTCGTGGTAGATCGTATCGAACGCCGTCTGCTCTAGGAGCGGGAAGATGTGGGGGCATTCGATCAGGGCGTAGCCGGTCACGGGCAACGCCACTGCCAGCCCCCGGAGGAAATCCGCCGCGTCATCGACATGCCCAAAAACATTCGTGGCGGTGATCACATCGGGATGGCCGTGCATCCGCACCAAGCCCCGGGCGGTTTCTTCGGACCAGAGAACAGGGAGCATGGGGACGGCATCCGAGACGGGGCACGGATCAACGCCCAAGACTTTCGCGTCCCGCGTCAGGCAGGCGTCGAGGAACGTCCCATCGTTCGCGCCGATATCGACGACGAAATCCCCGATCTCCAAGTCGAGCCCATCGGCCATCGCCTCGCAATGCTCCCGCCACTTGGACGAGACTCCCGCCCGGAAGGGATAATCTCGGTAGAGGAGATCGGGGTCCACCACTTGGGCGAGTTGCGAGAGCCCGCAGTCGCCACACCAGAGCACCGACAGGGGGGCCTGAAACTCCGGGGAGCGTAAGGCGCTTGCGGGGCGGAGGGCATTCGCCGGGGCTTGGAGGCCCAAGTCCAAGTATTGGCGGAGGTCCAGAGACCCACACGCCCGGCACTTAGTATGGAGTGCGTACAAGGGCCCAGACCCGTTCGAGTTCGGTAGCGCAACTCGGGCAGATCAAATGCCCGATAGAGTCAAAGGAGGTATCCCGGTACTTCCATGGGAAGCTATGATCCCAGCGACAAGTCAGGACGCTGCTCATGGGAGGTAGTCCCGCGCCCCGCGTTCGGCATGGCGAAAGAGAGAACGGTTGATGTAGGCGGGGTCATGCTTCCCATCCCAACTGATACACAAGGCTTTCTCGATGGCGCGGTCGTAGGCGCGGCAGATGCGCGTCTTGACCCGGGGCGAGACGGTGGTCCCTTCGAGCGAGGCCGCAAGATCAATGACGGTCGCGAAATCCTCGACTAGTCCCACGGCTTGTCCTTCAGGGACTTCCGTTCCTCATCTTCGCCCGTCCATTTCCCCGGCCCGTTGAACTGGAGGAGCACGGTGTTCTTGGCGACGGCGCAGTAGCCATGCCACCAGCCCCGAGGAATCGTCACGACGCTCCGCGCTCCCGGTAACGCCACCATCGCGTGTTCCAGATGCTCCCCGGTCTCTTCGGAGAACCACCGCACCCGCAGGAGCCCCGAGACAAGCCAGAGATGATCGTCTTGGTGCTGGTGGCGGTGCCAGGCAATCGGGACGTTGGGGGTGAGATAGACGACGTTGATATCGCCGTCTGGAGTGTCGAAGATATCCCCGTAGAACCGCCGCCGCGCATCTTCGTGGAACCTCACGCCAAGAGCCCCGAGGCGAGCCGCTGCCATTTCATGGCATCGTCCATCGCCTTCTTATGGTCAGCCCATGTCAGCACTTTTGCATCGACGTGCCCGCACGCGATGTTCGTGTTCACAAACAAATTGTAGCCCGCGAGCTTCGCCCGGTCGCAAAAGCCTGAATCCTCCCCCACTTCCACGGGGACGAAGTTCTCGATCACGATGCTGGGATCGTCTTGGGCCGCTTTCTCGGCCCGCGCCCAGAAGTCTCCGTACTCTCGGAAGGGATTCTTCCCGTCGAACTTGATGCGGAGCCAGTTGTCCGTCTCCGCGAGGAAGTCCATCGCCCGCGCGGGGACCCGCATCCGAAACCACGGGTCTTTCAGGGCTTCGAAGACGTGGCGCTTGACCAAGAGAAACGCCCCCCCCGTCCGCATGACGGGGAGAATCCCCGAGCCCGGGTAGTGACTTTCCCACGTCCCCGTGCCCGTGTCGATGGTCGGGAGGGCCAGTTCGCCCCGCAGCGGGCACCAGGCGCCCATCGCATCGGCGGCAGGCATCTCCCCATAGGCCGCTTGGAGCATGGAGATGATGGCGTGCTCGTCGAACGTACAATCGCCGTCGATGAAGAGTATCCACCCGTGGCCGCCCCGGAGCATCCGGCGCACCGCTTCGTTCCGGGCTTTCTCGACGAGCGTCCCGGGGATCATTTCCCATTGGATGTTCTGGAGGCCCTGCTTCTCCGAAAACGACCGTGCCGCGAGGAGGCTCTGCACCGTTTGTTGGGTGATCATGCCGAACGTGGTGACGCAGACGAAGCCCGAGGGGATTTGGATTTGCTGGGGGTTAGCCACGGGCCACCGCTTCCATCCCCTTCAGTTGCTCGGCGGTCAGGGTGGTCGTGTCCATCCAGCGCCCCGACTTCGGTCCCACGAAGAGTTCCGCGTCAAGCACCGGGGGGAATCCGAATGGCTTCGTATCGACCAGCGTGAGGCGAATCAGACGGCGGCGCCCCCGGAAGTAGGGGAGGCTGTGGTGAGCCGGGAAATGCACCGGCACGATCCGCGTCTCTCCCCGCGCGAGCGAATACACCGCCTCTTCGAGTTCCGGCATCAAGGCAATCTGCCCCAAGCGTCCCCGGATGTGCTGTCTCGGCATCGCCTGAAATCCCCCGTTGCCGTGGGGGACGGGCTCCAAGGCTTCGAGTTTCAGGGAGACCAAATCGCCGAGCGAGGCTTTCTGGGGGTGCTCGGTGCCGAGCCGCTTCACCATCTCGGGGATTTGGGGGACGTGCTGGTCAGCATGGTAGAGATGCATAATGTCGGGCCACGCGTCCGCGAAGGCTTCGATATGCCCCCGCTCGACCCGGATACAAAACTGCCGATCTTCACCGGCCATGAGGCCCTGCTGCGGGACATCGGGGAGCGGGTCGAAGGTGATCCCCGCCTCCAACACTTTCCGGGCGATCAAGGTACAGGCCCCGAACCCCCAGACGCGGGTGAGTTCGCGGGAGATGAGTTTCTGGCGGAACTCCGCTTCATCCATCCCCCGGCCTGAAAGCTCATACGGGTGCCGAAGCCAGACTTGCGGGGACGCGTGAATCTGCCGTGTCTCAAAGCCCCGCTTGGTCCAGTGCGTCCAATACACGGCGGTGGTAATCGGCTTCTCGGCCCCCATCAGGGAGGCCAGGGTCGTGCGATCCAAGATCAGGTCGGCATCCACGAGCCAGACGGCATCGGCTTTCAACTCCAAGGCCCGCCGGAGAATCTTGTTCTTGTTCGCCCCGACCCTCCGCATGGCCGTCAAACCCCATTGATGGGAGTCGAAGTTCGGGCTATCCGCGAAGTCCCCGGCGGTCTGGGGCACGCCCCGCAAGCATTCCCCCCCGCGTTCTTGGACCCAGGTGCGGAGGAAATCTTCAGCGGGGTCTTTCTGGGGCCAGTCGGGAACGAAGATGGGGAGGAGTTGGGTGCGCGGCGGGAGGTCTTGCCACGCCAACGAATCCAGGAAAGGGCGTAAGACTTCGAGGCTCTTTCTGACGGAAGTCCCAACAACGATGGTGGTGGTGCGATGATCAGGGAGGGCTTCGAGTTGGACCGTCATGCAGCGTGCTGCCTATGTGTCCGCAATACTTCTGGCATGCGCCAGTTCCCCAGGTGAAAGGTGGTCCGCCACTTCGAGATACTTCGCCAACTTTGCTTCCCGATGTTCCGGGGTACTATAGGCTAGGTGCTCCCAGAAATATTGGCTCGGGGGGGCGATTCCGCAAGCGAGCGGCGCGTTCGGGGGGAAATGACCTACGTGCATTCCCCGGCCATTCCATTGGGGGACGAAGTTCGGCCCCAAGGCGCTGGGGCGAATCATCCACGGGCGCGGGTGTAGATGCGCCTGCCAGTAGCCATCCGTGCGGTAGTGCGTGGGGCTCCACATATCGCAGAGCACGAAGGCCCAAGAGTTGAACTCCCATGTATCGCAAAGCGGGCGCGGGTCTCCGTGGAGAATCTGATCGGCATCGCAGATCAGGAGCCAGCCGTCCTTGGTGAGCTTCGCCCCCCGTTCCCAGAGTTCCGCCCGGGCAGGGGCCTCGTTCCCCCACATCCCGGATTGGGGACGCTGCTTCACCAAACATCCTAAATTTTGGGCGATTTTGACCGTGTCGTCGGTGGAGCCGTCGTCCAAGACCAACACTTCATCGGAGAACGAGAGACACCGTTCAAGCACGCGGGTGAGATAGCGATTGGCCTCATCGCGCACCAGCAACGCGGTGACGAGCCTCATGTAGCTTTGGCGCTGATGTCGGAATTGAAGATGTAAACCGTGCCCCCCGAGTGAACAGCCAGCGACGCCCCAGAGGCCCCTCCCACGGTGAACACCACTTCGTTGGTGGCGACATTGGTATTGGCGGCACTGACTGTGACGGCAGAGGCAGCGAGGGTTCGCATGGAGAACCGGACCGCATTGGTGGCGAGATCGAATGTGCCACGGGATATTGCGATCGTGCTAATGCCAGAGCGGTAGACCCCCAGCGAACTCTCCGAGGAAAAGAACATACTTCCCGTCTGGGCGCTTCCAGCAGGCAGACCGAGTGCGTTTGACACCACCACATTCTCGTTGCGTATTTCGAGGCGGGTCAGCATACTCTTGCCCGCCGCATCCGCCTCTGCCAGAAAGGCAATCGTACTGCCGTAATTGCCTCCAGTCGCGGTGCGGGCGAACCTGACCTGGGCCTGGTAGGAATTGTCTGCGGCAGACAATTGGCGATTGATGGCGGAATAGGTGTTGTTACCTCCGCTATTGTAGAGGTCAATGGCGTTGGCGTTGCCGGTAAACGCCCATGTCGCTTTCCCAACTCCAAACCCGACCGTACTGGTACTCTCGATGCTCAGACTGGGGGTGGTGCTGTTATTGGTGAAGATGAACACCCCACTATTGGTCCGAGCCCCGATGGCGATGTCGTTACTGGTAGTCCCCGACCATGCCGCCCGACCTCCGACCCCTCCGAGCGTTGCCGCCCCACGTTGGAAGTCAATCGCGCCGCCGCCCCCGATTTGGCTAACGATCACTGGGAACACCCCAAGCGTGGTATTGTTGCTCGTAATGACGACCGGATTGGCATTCGTACTGTCGGTAAGATTTACCGTCCCCGTGGCCACGCTCAGCCCCGTAATCCACGCCCCGCTGTCCATGATGCGGTTCCGGGAGCCGTTATTGATATATCGGGTTAGGCCAGAGGTATTGTCTCCAGCGGAGAGATGGTTGTTGAGAAGAACATTGTCGCTAGACGCCGCCAAGAGGTTGAATGCCGTAAAGGGTCGTGTGTTGGTACTGGTCGTCCGAACATGGTTTCCCTTAATCAGAAACTCGGAGGCATCGCCTAGAATGACCCCTTGCGGGGGTTGCATCGAGGCCCCCGAGAGTGTGGCGATAAAGCGATTCTCAGAAATCTCCGCCCCTACTCCCTCTGCCAGAATACAATAGGAGTAGTTGCTGTCGAACTCATTCGAGAGGACTTTGTTGCCCGCCAGTCCGCCAAAAGAACTGTCCAACCACATCCCGCCATTGGCGTTGATGCCATTGGCGGCCAAAGAACTGTTGCGGACCGCACACTGGGGCGCGGCGATGTAGATTCCTCCACCTCGGTTATTGATGAAGTAGCATCCATCAATCGTCCCCGACCAGGCGATGTTCCCGGCCCCGTTGAATCCCCACCCGTGATTACCCGTGATCAAGCAGTTGGCGATCCGCATGAACTGGGAGGCGTACTCATCCACATTGGCGCTCAGGTCATTCCGTAACGGGATATAAATGGCGTCACTGGTCAAACTGTTGATCCGAGCATTGATGATAGAGAATTCCCAGCAACAGGTCAGCGAGATTCCGCCGTTATTGGAGGCCGCGACTCCGGGGCTGATGGACAGATCCCGGATATAGCCGCCCCACTGGAACACCTCTGTGACCGTCGAATCGCAGACGATGGCAAACCCATTGGTGACCCGGCTGTCGATGACGCTGTTATACATCCCATCGCCCTGCAACTTGAGGCCCGGGATATTACTGGACACCCCAGATACCGCCCGATTGACCCGACTGAGCTGTGACGTAATGAGGTACGTCCCGGCGGGCAAATACACCACACGCCCATTGGCGAAATTGATCGCATCTTGAATCGGTTGGGTGTCATCCGCCACCCCATCCCCGATGGCTCCGAAACTCTTGACGTTGAAGACCGTCCCACCCAAGTCGAAGAACGTCCCCACCACGGGGCTGTAGAACTTGGTGCTCTGTTTGGAGAACCCCACGATCATCGTCTGGCCGGACAGGTCGTAGAGATTCAGCCCATCCGCCGTCCCCCCGACCCGCGAGCCGATGATGTAGTTGGACTTCGCCCCGCTCGGATCGTGGAATAGGATGTAATCCGACAGACTGGAATTCGCCCCAATCGTCAGGACTTCAACACTGTCCGACGACGGCGTGGCCCCAATCCCGATGCGGTTCCCCGCATGGAGGTTCTCCGAAGCGTCTACCGAGGAGAACACACTGAGCGTATTCCCCGACGCGAAATTGATCGTCAGATCGGAATTGATCGCCTCGATGTTGGCCGAGATGATGCTGAACGGATTGTTCCAGAGGCCCGGCGTGGCCTCGCTCCGCTCCTGTATCATCGGAAACGCGGAGAGATTGCTCATATGGTCGTGAGCCGCGAGCTAATGATCACGGGTGTCCCAGTCGCCACAAGCCACGGGTACACCGTCTGCACCCGGAAGATGAAATCTTTGCCGACGGTCGTGGACGAGGCCGTCATGGCGTCCCCGTCGGCGGGTCCGTGATCTTCACAAACTGCTGCTCCGCCCCAGACTCCTGGGGCCAGACGTGCTCAAAGCGCGGCATCTGCCCGCCCCGAACCGCCTGCCACATGAGGCTCCCTGACGTAACGGGCACCCAGAACGGCGGCACCGGCGGTGGGGCGGGGGCCGCAAGCGAGGTGGAGCCCAAATTCAGGGGATGTCTCGGCATCAGCTATCGCCCAACTGGGTGCGCGTGAAGCGCAGATACATCGAGTTCCGGTCCCGCTGCTTGATCTGCCGGTCGCTCGGAATCGTGTTGATGTAGGACAGATAGCGGTTTCGCGCCATCGCCTCCGCCTCGATGTTGTTGCGCGAGGCTTCCAAGAGTTCCACCGTCTTGTAGAGCCACGCCGGATGCCAGCGGTCATCGAGCATCAGGGTCTCCGTCGAATCGACGAGTGTCGGGGCGCGCTGGACATAGCGCAATTGCAGCGAGTACCCGCTATTCGGGGAGGGGTAGAGCTCGAAGAACGTCGAATACAAGACGTAGTTTTCGGGCATCCCGTCGTCCGGGATACTGCGGCTATCCGCCCAGTTGGCATCCCGCCCGATCAAGGGGATACTCGTCGTCATCCGGCTACCTGTCGTGGCGCTCGATCCTTGAAAGAGCGTCAAGGCCGTGGGATAGTCGAAATCACTCGGCAGGGCGTAGCGGTTTTCGCCTGAGGTCGTACTCGACACCGCCAGCGCCTCTTTCGGGAGATGCCCCGCGAACTGCGAGACTTCCTGCGCCGCCATGTTGGCGTAGAACGACGCATCGGAGAGGGTCCAATCAACCCGCCCGCCCGCCATTTCCGTGGCCCGCGAACAGACTTGACCGAGCGAAAGAATCATGGGCCTCCCGGATCAGAGCCGGTGATGGCGATATCCGCCGTCGTCGTCACACTCGCCGTCCACGCACTCGTCGTGTCATCCTCCGTATAGACCGTCATGGTCGAGCCGTCGATCAGGAACCGATTCCGCAGGAAGCGGAGGGCGTCTTGGACGCTCCGCCCGCCGAAGGCCCCAGCGGCAATATCGCGCCGCAAGAGGTCGTCGGCAATCAGCGAGCGCGCCGATTGGAGAATATTCGTGACCTCGACACTCACCCCGGAGTACGACCCGGCGGCGATGTTGCTCACCCCGACCGTGGCCCCCGAGTAGCTCACGGGCTCGATCCGTACCGTGACACTAGAGTAGGTGGCGTTCGCGATGGTCACGCTGGAGTTGATCCGGTTCACGCCGTCAATCGTGACCCCGGAATGCGTCGCCGCGAGAATCCCGACCGATCCCGCCGAGACGTTCAGTTGCCCCGTGCCGGTGCCGACCGTAATCAGCCCGCCCGCCGCTTCCGCTGCCGCATTGGGCAAGGAGAACAACCCAAGCCGCATCGAGTCGTTCGAGTCGTAGCGGACACACTTGAAGTAGGTCGAGTTCGGAATCGCCGCCGCGCTCCGATAGTGAATCGCCGCCACGCCCGGACAGGAGACTTCGGAGGCAGTGAGCTCCACGTAATACTCGCCCGCATTCACGGAGACGAGGGACAGGGTGGCCGAGGTGTTGACGGTCGTCGCCCCCCGGGGCAGCCAGTTGATCTGCGGCTGGCCTCCGGCCTGTGTGGACGGCGGGGTGGTCCCATCGGACCCGACGAGCCAGATTGGGACTCTCCGCAGGGAGGCTGAGGTTTCCGACGTGTTGATATCTAGCATGCCAAGACCAGGAGACAGGCGAGCATTGCCGTCATGTAGGCCACATAGCGTCGCCGACGGACGGCGTAGGCTCCCCCACCGACCAGCGTGGGGGCAGCGGGAAGCTGGCTCCCCAGCGTGTAGGGCGCGAGGATCAGGGGCATCAGGCGATCCCCGGCGTCACGCCGTACACCGTCGCGGTACCCGTCGAGATCGTGGCCGTCCAGCTACTCGTCGCGTCATCCCCCTTGAACACCGTCATCGTCGAGCCCGAGATTGTGACCTTGTTCCGCAAGAGTTCCCAGCCTTGCTGGAAGAGCCGGGGGGTCGTCCCACCCATGTTGGTCGAGAGCAGGGAGGAAGCATTGGACCGCTCCCCCGCAGGCGAGAGGAACATCACCCCGTCAATCGTCGCCCCCGAATGCGTGTTGGCCCGCAGGGTCACGGTCGAGTTCAAGAGCGTCACCCCTTGGATCGTCACATCGGAATGCGTCCCCGCATGGAGCGTCACGTTGGAGATGTTCGCATAGTTGGAGATACCCTGCACCGTGGCGTTCGAGTGCGTGCCCGCGTGCAACGTCACGTTCGAGATATTGGCGTAGTTCGAGAGTCCCTGGATCGTCACGCTTGAATGCGTCCCCGCCCGAATCGAGACGCCCGAATCGACGTTGACAACACCTTGCACGGTGACGCGCGAGTAGGTCGTCTCTTGGAATGAGGTGTTTGCAATCCCTGAATCCCGGATCGAGAACGAGACCCCCGAATAGACACCGGGGGCGAAGTTCCCCGCCCCGACCGTGGCCCCGGAGTACGCCACGAGATCGAGCCGCACCGTCGTCGAGGAGTAGGACCCGCCCGCGATGATGACCCCGGACTGGAAACTCATGGGATTGTTGTTCACCACTTGGACGGTAGCGACGTGCTGGGCGAAATGCGCCACGTTGTCGGTATAGAGCGCGAGACTCCCCAAGGTCGAGACGTTCGAGGCGCTGAGTTGGTAGCCGTACTGGCCCGCATTGGCGGAGACCGCCGAGACCGACCCAAGCGAGAGTTGCGCCGCGCCGTTCAGCGAGCCGAGCATCGTGATATTCGACCCGCCCGTAAACGGCCCCGTGCCGGTCGAGGCAAAGAGGTGGAACGGCACAAACCGCCGCCCCGCCGTCGCTTCATCCCGTTCAATCAAGAAGGCCATCTAGATATCCTGCACGAGTTGGAGGTAATAGGGCAACATCATCCCTCCGGTCACGGTCGCCGCTCCGCCCGTGGCGGTGAAACTCGTGGTCACGAGCCCGGTCCCCGTCGTGCTGTCGAGCGACCCGAAGCGTAGGAGCACATCGTCCGAGGCCGTACCGCCCCCGCCCGGGATCAAGGCAAAGACGTAGCCAATCGAACTCCCCGCCGTCGTGGTGAGGGCCTTGTTCACGGCGGCCAAGGCCGTCCCATCGTGATCCGCCGACCACAGCAAGGAGGTACAGTCCGTCCCAACGGTCGTCTCTTGCTCGTCGCGGAACGTGAACGTGAAGCCGCCGTTCGAGATGTCGGTCGGCGTCGTCGTTACGTCGTCCGCGTGCCACGCGAAGTACACGACGTGGCGATCCGCCGCCGGGTCGAACGCGGCAAACTCGATATCGGTATCGGGGTTGATATCCCCGTTCGTCACGATCCCCGCCGCATCAAACGGATCGCCGCTCTTTACGCAGCCGCGAAAGACGTAGGCGATCCCTTCCAAGTTCAGCGTCGAAGTCCCGGCGCGGCTGATGGTGACGCTCGCCCCCGAATCGCTCGCCGTCGCCCGTTTCCAGAACATCGCGGTGTGCATGTCGTCGGCGTTCGCGACTGCATTGATGGTGACCCGCGTCCCGACTTCGGTGTAGCCCGTCGGCGTATCAAGGGCGTTCGCCGGGAGCGTGAGGTTCTTCGACATCACTTGAATGACGATGATGTCGTTCACGATCAGCGCGGGGAGCGTAATGTTGACGGTCGGCGGATTTGCCGCCACTGACCCCAGTCCACTCGCCCCCACATAAGTGATCGCCATTTAGGTGCTGGTCGATTCCCAGGCAACTTGCAGAAACAGATATTCATTGCTGACGCTGAAAGCCCCGACCTGGGTCGAGGCGCTAGAGGACTGTGCCACGGTCGTCGAGAGATTCGTCACGAGGGACCCCACCATCCGCCCAGCGGTGATCTCCGTCGCCGTCGTCCCATCGGCATTGGCGCTCCGCCACACCCGAAATTGGGCGCGCCCATCCTGAAAGCCCCCAGAAGTCACTCCGATGACACTCACGGCGCTGTACCACGTTCCCGCGCTGAAATCGCCCGTCGTCACATCGGAGAGCCGGAAACAATCCATCGCCAAGCCTAGCGGGGCCCCGGAGGGCTCCACGGTCGTCGTGAAGGTCGCGTCGGCGCGTTCTTGGCGAAACGAGAGCCGGGAGAAGAACCCCGCCGAGTGCGTGCTCTGAATCCACCCGGTCGTCGAGGTCGAGGCGGCTGGGGTGGAGAGCGTCAAAAGTCCCGCCGAGGACCCCGACTGTTCTGGGTTCGCCCCGTAGAGGGTCAGGATGGACATCAGCAGTCCCAGCACATTAGAACCGCGTGCCCGTGAACGTCACCGTCCCGAACGAGGCATCGCTCTGGTTCGCCGGGGCGACGGTCGCCCGGAGCCAGCGATAGTTGCCATCGGAGGTGATCGACGCTTGGCCGGGCGTGTTCCCGATCATGTTGATCCCCGTCACGAGCGAGACGTTGGTGGTGGAGGTCGGCCCCGCGAGCGCCGACTGGAACCCGTCGTCCCAGGTCGTCTGGATCGTAATCCGTGAGGGACCGAGAGACGCCGAGGAACTCCAGGAGACGACGACGCTGTTGAAGTCGCCCACGAACCACCAGCCACTCGTGGAGGTCGAGCCGGAGGTCAAGAGTTGGGTGTACTTGCTGAGATACATGGCGCCTCCTCAAAAGAAAATGGGCCGGGCCGCTTGAGCCCGACCCACTGGCCTGCTGGTTCGCTCCGCTCCGCTTACCGAATGCTCGTAATGAAGCTCCGGCGCATCAGGGACACGCCCCACGTTTGGGCCGTCTGAACGGCGGTTATTCCCGATGCCGTCAGCGTAATCGTCACATTGCCCGCACTCGGCACGAACCCGAACGCCGTGACCCCGGCGGAGATCGCGGAGGGCGGATGCAAGATGACCCCATCCCCGACCGCCGCCCCCGGTACGGCGAAGGTCGTATCCACCGACGTGCTGTTCAGGATCGCGGGGACGGTCAGGGCGATGACGGCGACATTCGCGCCGATGATCGGGCCATAGGCACTGACCGCCGAGTTGCCGGTGGTGTAGATCGACAACCCATGCGACAGCGCCGTCCCGAGGTCTTGTGAGGGCATGGATCAGCCTCCCGAGGTGCCCCAGACGCCGCGCGCTTCGCCGTGTCCGACGGCAAACCCCTCCACCACTTTGCGCTTGATGAATTCGCTGTCGAAGTCCTCTTCCATCCCGCCCCGAGGCTTCTGATCCCACACGAGGTTGCAGTCGTGCTGGTCGGAAATCACGAACCACGCATCCGTGTCCGAGAGGTAGTGCGAGACCTGGAAGGAGAGCCCCTCGTCCTTTAGGGCGTTGATCTCATTGTTCGCCGTGCCCGGCTTGTACTCGGACTCCAGGATTTCCTTCGCCGTGAAGCGATCCTCGGGATTGATGAGGATGAGCTTCGGGCGGAGATACTGCGGGCGTCCCCGGTCGTCCACGGTGTTCTCGATGTCGATCAGGGCGTTCTGGAGCCCCGTGACTGAGAGGTCTACGTCCGTCGATGGGCGGTTGCGCCACGTCGCCCCCCCATCGAGGCGGGTATGGGCGGTGGAGAAGAGTTGCAGCCCGTCGAAGCCCGTGGCCTCGAACCCATCGTCGTCCGTGGTGCCGAAGCCGTTGTTGAAGAGCAGCGCGGCTTTCACTTCCTGGAGGTCGATGGCGCTCTTGATCAGCGCCCGCTCGTACTTGTCCACCTGGCCGTAGAGTTCGTGGTCCTGCATCTCCTGGGTGATCTTGTAGCCCAGGCCGAACCGGACGGGGGTGTACTCGACCGTCTGCACGGCGAGCGGATCATCGTAGATGATGGCTTCGCCTTCCGCCTTGAGGCGCAAGGGCCCGAAGTCCCCGGTCTTGGCGTCCGTAACCGTCCGTTTCCGGGTGGTGCGGACATTGACGAACCCCGTGTACTCGACCGGCCGGGCGGGAAACGCCTCGTGCCAGATGTTCGAGAGCTTGGGCTCCAGGAAGACCAGATACTGCGATCTCGTGATCATTCAGTCCCCCTAGCTGACCCAGGTCGTGGAGCTCGTCGAGTAGAAGCCGACGTTCTCCATGTTGAAGGCCACCTCGACGCGCGAGAGGTCGGCGTCGATGGGTCCTACGACCTGCGCGACGGCGGAATGCCGCGAGGCATGGCCCATCACCGTCGAGGCGTAGGACATCAGGTTGCCTTGTTTGTAGATGAGGATTTTCTTGCCGACCGACAGATCGGAGGCCACCACGCCGGTCGTCAGATCGGAGTAGGCCGTGCAGCCCGGCGCGGGAAGATAGACTTGTACCTTGTTGACCCCGCCGAGCGCTTGCGACCCCGTGGAGGCGGAAGCCGAGATGCCGACCATGGCGGAGTCGGTCGAGGCGTATTCCTTGAGCTGATAGCCAGCCCCGAAATTGACCAGCGACCCTTTGGCGAATGTCGCGGTACTGAGGACCTCGAACCATCTCGACTCCCAGTTACCGCGCGCAGGAACTAGTCCTAAACCAGGCATTAGATACCTCCTACTTCCCGTCGATCTTCGGTTTCGGGTTTAATTCCGCACGCACACGCTGGCCGACTTCCTTCTTGATGAACGGCGCGGCGCCCCGGGAGGGCTGTCCCCCCACCGACTCCAGAGCCGCTTCAAAGCCCGCCTCGGCGCCTTTCGTGGCCGCCTCCGTGCGGGCGCGCTTCGCAAACTCGTTGCGGGCCACTCGGTCGGCGGGCGCGACCATCAAGATCGTGTCGCCCAGTTGGACGACGCCCGCCGCATTGAAGGTCGCCCCAGCGGGCAATTCCTTGAGCAGTTGGCCTTCCCCCACATCGTTCTTGGTCACGGCCTTGTACCCGCGATTGCCTGCCCGGACGACTTTCCGGCTGTCGGGGTCGCCGCGTTTGTTCTGGCAACGGGCCCAGCGCAGGTTGTAGGGGAGGCTCGGGACTTCACTCGCGCGCAGGCGGCCCTGTCGGACTTCGATGATGGCGCGGTCGCGGGCCACCTTGAGGTCACTGAAGCCCGGCACGTAGGTCAGATCGGAATTCATGGTATGCACGTCGCGGAACTCGGGACTCTCTTTCAGTTCCCCGAATTCAGGCGGCGGTTCAGAAAACACGATCGGTACCTTCATTGTGAGGCCCCCCGCTTGAAGCTCACGTCCTGCACCGCATCCGTCACGAGGCCGGACCCGAATTGCTTGAAGAATTCGTCCGGCGTCAGATCGTTGCTCTGGCAGAACTCGTAGACCTGGGCCGGGGTAATCCCCACGGCTTGAGCCTCCGCACGCCATTTCTCCGGCGTTTTTGCCAGTAACGCAGCTACCGTTTCTGTGGGTTCGGAATCTGCCATCGAGCCCGCGCGGCCAGTCGAGCGCATCGTCGAGTGCATCGTCGTTTCGAGCTCGCGGGTACGTTCGGCCAGGAGCTCGTTGACGTGACTACCTTTCACCATAGTAACGGCTTTCTCGATTACGTCAAGGGTCCAGTTCCGCCGGGGGACGGCCTGGAGCACCCCGATGACTTCCGGCTCGTACTTTCGGAAGATGTCTTCGTGTTTCCCCTTGATGACGTTGTAGGCCATCGTCGCCTGCTGATCCGCCACCGTCTGGAGCCACGGGGACACCTGATTCAGGGCTTCCCGTTGCGCTTGTTTCAGGTGGCCTGCCGTCACATACTCGTCATCCGCTGCCGGGGGCAGGTCTTGGGGCGCCTGGGGTTGATTGGTGCCCCGGCCAATGTTGTCCACGATGCTCGACAGGAGTTGGGCGGCGTCACTCGCCGTTTTGCCCCGGAGATACTGGGGGACCGAATCGTTGTCCGGGTAGCGGTACTCCGGGGCCACCATATTGGCGAGCTCGGCGTTGCTCGAAGGCGTGCCAGAAGGGGCTGTTGGTGAAGACGGCGCTGGCGTCTGGGGTGTCGGGGGTTGCGTGGGTGTGTCGGGCATCTAACTCTCGCAGTTTAAGGGTGAGGTCGTCGGGCAACTTGGCAATTTGCTCAAGCGCGAAACAGACGCCGCACTGAAACATGTACGCGTCGTGTGGTAACCCACGGAGAATCGCCGCGAGGTTGTTCTCATACAGCGCCGCCAACGCCGCCGAGTAGTGCTTGTAGGGGATCGCCTCCGTTAGCCTCTGGATTTGCTCCAGGGCCTCCCGGCTGACCCCCAGCGGCAGCGAGGGCTCCGGCTTGCTCGACGGCAGCAGCGGTTTGATCCGTGAATCCCAGAATTTCTTCAGGATTCCTGAGAGCATACGACCTTTCGAATTTGCCCTTGGCGTTTGGCGCTCATCCACGGATACAGGGTCATGGCGATACCGCGCGCTCGGGAGCCAGTCGCATACCATTCCCAAATACGCCGTGGTTGCTGCCGATATATCCGCAGCGCACCACCGAATAGCGCCAGCATGCGCTGGACAGGCTCTTGATTGATCTGCACCGCGCCAACCTTCCCGCCGTTATTCCAGCCAAACGATCCTTCGCCCTCCAGAAAACCGGCGGCCCACGCCAAGTCGCGTTGGGACGGTTTGACGCTCGCATGGACGGTGCTTTTATGCTCCCAACCCCATGTTCTCCGAGGTGTCGCCGCGAGCGGATCGCCGTATTTCGTCCAGCGCTGGTAGTGCATGCCGCACCACGTACGCGCGAGAACGGGGCGCGGGCAACTAGGAACCGAGCATGTTGCCATTGCCGCCCCCTCCCATGAGCGCCGCCAGCATCGGGTCCTGTTCAGGCCCACCCATTCCCGGTTGTGGCACCGCTTGGCCTTGTTGCTCTACTTCAGCCGCGATCTGATCGTTAAACGGCATCATGTCTTCCGGATTCCGCACGTCATATTGCTCCAACAAGCGCTGGAACAATTCCGACAGTCCCTTGGCGCTCTGCAAGGCGACATCGGCAATCGGCGTCCCCGCGCCTTGCTGGGCGAGCGAGACGGCTTGGATGAACTGTGGGTACAACGTTCCGGCGAGTTGCAAGAGCCCCATGTAGGCCTGACGCTCGACTTCCTTGTTCGCGCTCCCTGAGGTCGCCGTGATCGACACCCCGATCCCCATGGCGGCGTCTTCCATCGGCGTCGAAAGCTTCTGGAAGACTTCTTGGCCCTCCGGCATCCCGAGCGTCTTCGCCACGAGCCCCAAGAGTTGCTGACCGCCGACATTCACGGGCCCCGAGGCGTATTGCTGGACGAGTTGCACGATGCGGAGGCCGACCGTCGAGAGTCCCTGATACCTGAGGCCCTTGATCGTCAAATCCGGGCGACGGTTTCCCTCCTGCAAGAGGGACAACATCGTGGTCGCCGGGGTGCGTCCGGGGAGTTCTTGGATGTTGCCGAGTTGGATATCCGAAATGCCGGTGCGGCGCTCGCCCAAGGCCTGCACATTACTCTGGAGGAGCGGCAAACTCTGGTAAATATCCGCCATCGGGAACACCCCGAAGGACTTTTGTACGTCGTCATCGACGATCCAGACCTTGTTCGGATAGAACGGCTCTCCCGGGGCGATATTCGAGCCACTTTTCGCGACCACCATGCGCGAATTGGCGAGCAGCACATTGTCCCAGTTGAAATTGAAGAGGTCCGAGGCCATGCGCTGGAAGACTTCCTTCTGCTGACAGACCCCGATGCCGTAAAACCCCTCGCCCGGAAAATACCGCACGACTTCGTAGGGCCGCTTCCCGTGCGTGTAGGGGTTGTACATCCCCCGAATGATCTTCCGCGTGGGCTGGTGATACCAGATGACGATATCCTCATCCCCGGCGTCGCTCTTCGTCGAGGCGCGGGCGTGGATTTCCCAGAGTTCGATCTCCCGCACCGTTTTCGTCCCCGCGCTCCCCGTCTGCCCCGTCATCTGGGTCGCGGATTTATCCCACTCTTGGCTTTCGGAGGTCGGGAGTCTCGCGCCGGAGACTTCGCGCTCCGCTTTCCGCACGTACTCGTCGTAATCGGTGGCCCCGGATTCCTCAAACTTGATGATGAGGTTCAAGGTCTCCGCGTCCACGGGCGGCAAGAGGGGGCTCGACCCATTCGCCCAGCGGCGCAGTTGGGCGGGGGTCTTCCGGTGCCGTTCGCCCACCCACGGCGCGCCGCCTTGGTCGTCGGGCTGAATCGCGTAGCTGTAGGCGGGGACGACGAAATCGGCGAGGCGGACGTGATCCACGAACGGCACCCCACGGATTTTCTCCGCTTTCACCACCCGCCCGGCGTCGTCATACATAAGCGTGGGGTAGCGCTGATAGTCCCACCCGGTTTTGTAGATCGCCGTGCCGAGTTTCGTCATTTCCAGCATGACGCGGGTGTTGACGTTGTACATGTGGAGGAGGTTCCGGTCGAGCCAGGTCAGCATGTCTTGCAGGGGCTTCGCGGCATCGACCCACCGCTCGTTCATCGGCGAGATCGTCCACAAGTCTTCCGGGGCGTGAATCGTCTGGACGAATTTCGCGAAGAGTTGATCGACATCGGTGGCGGTCAGCGGGAGGACGTAGTTCGCGGCGCCCTCATACGGGAAGTTTTTCTGCCCTTGCGTCGCGGGCGCGGCGTACATCTCCAACCAGCGGAGCCATTGTTGCAGGAGCGGGTCGCGGGCGGCGATGCCGTCGTGCAGCTCGGCGCCGATGTATTCAATAAATTTCGCTTCCCGCTTCGGGCCCCACGCGATACTGGCAGGCACTAGGGCTTCCGAATGTTATCCCGACTGATCACCACGGCGGGGGTCTCGTAGTACGCGGGACTCCAGCGTCCGCCGGGCTCTTTGCCCTTGTCTCCGGCGTTCGTGTTGGCGCGACCATCGTGCTTGTCGGGGCCGGATTTCTTGTCCCACGTCTCCCCAGCGGGGGCCTCGCTGTTCTTGCCGTTCCCCCGGCGGGCGGTTTTCGCGGCGCGGCTCTTACTGACTGGCATCTAGACCTCCTCCCCAAAGTGATCGACGCCACCCTTCCACGCTTCTTCGGTCGGGGGCTTTTTCTCCTTCGGCTTCACCACGGCACGTTCTGCCTGCGGGCTTTTCTTTTTCTCTTCGGGCTTGGGGTCAGGGGGTTTCATGGGCGCTCTCCCCGTAGGAATCCACCGCGCCCCAGCGCGTCTTCCCGCTGCCCGCTTCCTTGGGGCTCGCGGATTTCGTCTTGGGGTCGGCGCGACGATTCTCCGTCCCGTCGTTCTGCTGGACTTTCTCCGGGGTTCCGCCTGCCTGCTTGGTCGCCATGTCAGCCTCCGTATCTCCGGGCGCGATAGGCTTCGAGTTCTTTGGCTCTCCGCTCTTCCACGTTCGCGGCGCCGATCTGCTCGCGTTTCCAAAAGCGCGGCCCATAGGCCAGCGCATCCAGGATATCGACTCGTATCGTGCGCGGGAAACGTTGGTACTGTTCGAGGAATTCCGCCATCGCCGGAGTCTTGGCGACGTAGAGATGCCCCTGCTGGAAATAGGGCTCCAATTCCAAGATGCGATTCGCCTTGGCCTTGGTCCCGGGCCGCTCCACCTGCAAAGGTAATACAATTCCGGCAGATTGCGCGGTCCGCCGCAAGAGTTCGATAAAAGCCGCCTGCTGCCCCGCCAACTCCACGATGATCTTCCGGGGCCCATACCGGGAAGCGAACTGAATCACCTGCTGAATAGCCGAGAGGAAGGTCTCATGCTCGGACCACGCCTCCAAGAGTAGATGCTCCCCGCCCCCCGTCGATCCGGTAATGACAATCGCCGCCCTCGCCCGGTCTTCCACGTTCGCCGAGCCAAAGCCACCGGGATCGACGAACATCAGGATATCCAAGTCCGTCACCCGGAGCTGGCGCTTTTTCCCCGTCATGGCGGTGAACTGGACCGTGCGGTCGTCGAGCCAGAGGAACCGCTTTTGGTCGAGCCAGGACATCTTGAAGACCGCCACCGCTTCGTCGGCGGGGTCGTTCTGCACCTGACAGGCAAAGGTCGCGGGGTCCTCAAAGCGGAGTTTCGCCATGCGGTCGGCGGGCCACTTGGAGGGAAAGGCCACCCGGCCATTTTCCGAGCCCGAGCGTTTGAAGACGGCCAAGTCGCCGACCCGGTAGCAGTTTTCGACCGGCATATCGACGGTGTGCCCTTCGGCGTTCTTCGCCCGGAGGGCCACGTACTGCCGGGACTCCCCGTGGCCGAAGGTTTTCTCGACGTGTTCGTAGGAATCCCCCACCCACCAGCGCGTCCCGACGAACGTGATCGAGGGAAACGGTTTCGCGTTCGAGGAGAGGAGTTGGGGAAGGGTGTTGACCCAGCGATTGACCCGGCCCATGACACTGGAATCGCCGACGCGGGCGTTTTCCATGGCCTCTTTCGAGAGCATATCGTCCACGATGATGTGATCGGGGTGTAAGCCCGTCACGGTGCCGCCTTCGCCTGTGACGAAGACCGAGGGTTCTTTCCGTCCGCCGGGGCGTTCGACGATGATCTTCGTCGCGCTCCAGGTGGTGTCGTTCATGTTCGCGGGGATCAACTCGGGGAACAGGGCCCGGAGGAGTTCATTGGTCTCGAACTGGCGTTTGATTTCCCCGAGGAAGAGTTTGGCGTTGTCTTCCTTTTCGTTCCCCAAGAGAAAGGACGTTTCAGGATTCCGGCAGAGTTCCTGAATCGGTCGGGCTTGGGTGATGATCGTCGTCTTCCCGACTTCTCTCGGGACTAAGACCAATTGGTAGGGAGCGTGGTCGATCAGGGGGTTCCCGGTGTGGCGTTCGACGAAGCGGCACATCAGGAGATGTTCGGCGGGGACCATCGGCACTTTATCGCCGTACCCGAGAATCACATCCGCGAAGAAATACAGGTCAGCCATCGCCCGCGAGCGCCACATGTGCCACTCGGGCGAGTTCTGCTGGAAGCTAGTCGTCGCTGGCAGCGGGCTCGACAAGGAGTTGGACCGTTTCGGCCTCGATCATCGGGGGCGGCAACAGGAATTGCGAGAGTTGCGAGGGCAAGAGGTTGATCACCACGGTCGTCGGCTGGCGCTGCTCGGTTTCCTGCCGAGAAATCTTGGGAGGGCCAAAACGATCCATCAGGTCTTGGGCGGCGCCCAATCTGTGGCGTTCGCCCACGAGCGGATTCCGCATCAGGTCGAGCTCGGTATAGACGGCTTCGGGCATATGGTCGCGTCCGGTCTCGACCATATCGACCGTCCCCCCGTGGAAGTGGGCGGAATAGAGTGAGGCGTACTCTTTGCCCTGCTGGGATTGGAGCACCCGGCTGATGTGTCGTGACGAGTAGTTCACGCCGTAGCGTTTGAAGTTCAAGACGATGCGCGAAATCGAAATCCCCTTGACGTGCTGCTTGATCATTTCGATATGGGTGGGGCTTAAGCCTTTCAGGGGCTCCCACGGGGCCTCGGTATTGGTCGAAGCCGAGGTTTTGGCTTGGGAGGGATCGGTCAGGGTTTCGGGGTGCCAGGTCATTGGGGTAGGTTTGGCGCGTCCAGCGCAGCAAGGGCGGCTGTCGCAGCATCGTAGTAGGGGGCATCCTCGACGCCCATGTCTTGCAGCACATCATCCAAGACTGACCGAAGTTCGCGCACCCGAGCGACCAGCCAGACGACATCGTTGGTGCTGGCGGGATATTGGGTGGCGCGGGCTTCGATGGCGGCGAGTTTGCTCATGCCCTAACCTAGTATCAACAGGTGCAAAACGCCACCGATGGGGTTACATTGAGGGGTGCCCCCGCGACTCGCGGTAGTGTTTGGGACTCGCCCCGAAGCGATCAAGCTCGCCCCCGTTGTGGCAGAACTGCGACGGCGCGGTGTCGAACCCACCATCATCTCCACCGGCCAGCATACCAGTCTCCTCCGTGGCACCCCAGCCGAATCTACGATGGCGCCCCACGTCAGTCTGGGGCTTCCGAGTGACAACGATCCTCTCAAGTATGCGGCAACTTGCAACGGCGCGCTCCGAGCGCAATGGGCGCGAACCCGTCCCGACCTCGTCATGGTGCAAGGGGACACGGCATCGGCGTATGCTGGAGCGCAAGCGGCGGCGGCGCTGGAAATCCCCATCGCGCATGTCGAGGCGGGTGTTCGGACGGGCGACTATCAGGACCCTTGGCCCGAGGAGGCATTCCGCGACGAAATTGACCAAATAGCGACGCTGCTCTTTGCGCCTACGGCCCATACAATGCGGAATCTCATGAACACAGACGGCCCCGCCACGGGGAAATTAGAAGACGCCCCGAAATGGGCTCGCGCCCGATGGACGGACGCTTGGGAAGTGGGCAATTCGGGGATCGACGCCCTCTACGCTCATACCCAGCCCACCACGGAAGTCCAGGACCGTGTCTTAGTGACGCTCCATCGGCGGGAGAGTTTTGGGGGGCCGCTGCGCCACCTCGTCGCGGGGATCACGAAAGGCGCTCAACGGACGCCAGACCTTGAATTCGTCTGGCCCACGCACCCGAACCCGCACGTCCAAGAAGCGCTCCCCAAGACCGGGTGGCAGAATCTTGTGTTCATGGCCCCGCTCGGATCGGCACTCTTCGCCGACCTGTTATCCACATCCCGTGCCGTGATCACCGACTCCGGGGGGGTCCAAGAGGAGGCCGCGGCGTTAGGCATCCCCTGTATCGTGGCCCGTGAGAAAACCGACCGCCCCGAATCCGTCGAAGCGGGCTTGGCGAAAGTCGTCGGTCGCACCGAGCAAGGGATTCTCGACGGCTTGGACTGGGCCCTGGGCTTCACGACACGCCCGGACCCCAGCCATTGCTTCGGCGACGGCCATGCGGCCCCCCGCATTGTGGACCACCTGCTCGGGTAGCCTAGTCGTCATACGCATCACATCGGGGACAGTAGTGCTGCCCCGGTTTCGGCTGCTCGATCAACTGCGCCCGCATCTCCCATCGCCACCCCGTATTCCATTGGGCCCGATGCCGCCACCGACACCACCAGCGCCGCGCCCACCCCAACTCGGTGTACCAGAGATATTGCCCCAGCATCCGCCAGCGCTGCCACCCCCGGTTGCCGCAGGACCCCCAAAATGCCCGAATGGCGTTCATTCGTCCTCCTCGTCGTACGGCCCCCAGTACACCACCCCGTCACACATCTCCATAGCTAGTTTTCCCTCATGTGAGTAATGGTGCCCAAATGAGATGCCAGTTGTCGCCCCGGACTTCGGCGAACGCGAGGTAATACCCGTCTGGGGGCTCGATCTTCGGGAACCCATCCCCCTGCGTGTAGATCGTCGTCGTCTGCTTGATGTAGGCTTTCATCCCTCCAATGTACCCCTCTCCCCCTCTTGCACAATGCGTTAAAACGACACACTACCCCGATACGCTTTCTGGTAGGACGCATGATTCTAGGGGTGCAGCGACTCCTCTTGAAATGCAAAGGGGGTCGGGCGGGTCTCGGGAGCTCGACTAATCCACAGGTGACAGTCTCATGACAGCATTAGGTAAGAGTTGACAGTAGCCACCCTATGAGTATCAAGGCCGCTGCTTATGTGAGTGAGCGCTCACTTGCAGACAGTGCAACTTGCGAGGATTTCTCCTGCCGACTCATGTAGATGATCGACTGCGGCCCATCATAGGCGCGAGTGCCGGATTGCCTCCTTAGAGGGCTTTAACGTCCTGGTACACAAGCTTCGGTCTTTGTTTACTGGTGTCTCGAGGACAAAACCCTATCTTTCCCCTTGTAAGCAGTCCACTCTCTACCCTCTCAGGAAGGGTGCCCAATGAAGCGCAACGCCTCGAATATCTGCCCCGTCTGCGATGCAGGCGACCCCACCAGCGTCATTACCGAGTGTGAGTGTGAGACTCCCAAGTCTTCGCGCGCTCCCGTAGCGGCGAGCAAGGGCGATTTTGTGGTGATCCGCCAGCAGCGCACGTATAACAACCTGCTGATGGGCGCCTATGCTGGCTCGGTGCGCTTCGTGCCGGCGATCGTGACAAGCGCTTCCTGTGGCGGCACGGTCACGAAGTATCACACAAAGACCAGTAATCCCGTAAAGCTCCAGCATGGCGATACAGTGTTTGTGTGCGGCGCCAAGGTATTGCAAGGAGTCTCGCCGCTCGCGCTTCGGGATGCGCTCGAAGCCTCCTACGATGATATGGCAACCCTGAAGTCGGCGATTCTCGCGGGAGTGCAATCGCTCCTAGTTCCAGTGCTCGCGTAGTTCACTCTCTCACGCTCTCAGGAGGCGTTCCCATGAAGCTCCCAACTTGCAGTTGTGGCTGCCCGGCGCGATTCTGTATCCGCTGGCGCTCCCCGATTATGCGTGCCTCAGCGTTCTGGTATGATTGCGGGTGCTTGCTGCGGCGCTCGCTCGCCATTCTGGACCGCCCCGGCATGGTCGTCACCGTGAGCAACCTGTAGTTCACTCTATAGCCCCTCAGGAGGGCACACCACATGAAACCACTGACGCAAGCACTCAAGCGAGGCACGATGGTCCCGTGCTGGAATGATGATTTCTTCGCGGCGCTCTCCGATGAGACGATAGCGACGCTGCTCAATGATCCGCATTGGGCGTTCGAGCGGCCCCGGCTCTTGGCCGAGCAAGTGAAGCGCGCCTAGTCCCGTAGCCACGCGGGGGCGCCGGTGCAAGCCCGGCGCTAGGCTTTCACCCTGTAGCGAATACCGCCTACTCAGGAGGCTTGACCATGCGACACCTCACTTGCGACATGACGAAAGATTGCCCCGAGCGCGTGACGCACATCGGCGAAAAGGGCTACGTCTACTGCGCGACCCATGCCCCCCAACGCCGGGGCTGGGAACGCACGCGGCGACTTCACGCGCTGGAGATAGCCCAGCTCGAAGCGGGCTATCCGTTGGCGAGCTTCACGCCAAAGCGTGACCCGATTGGCGCCATTCTCAAGCGTACCTACTACAACGCCTAGGAGGCTCTATGAATCGCCAGCAATACCCACAGCGCAACTTTGATCTCGTGCGCCGCAAGGGCGACAACGAGACATGGGAGCAGGCCGCGCAGTACGAGACGGCCTACCAGTTGGCACGGATCGCCAATGTCTTGGAGGGATTCCTCGAAAAGACCGAACAGGCCGATACCGTGGCTCTCCATCTGCCAAGTCGGGACACCTGACGATGCCCCAGTTCTCTGATCTTCCGACCGAAACTGGCGAATGGATCGCCGCTCGCGTGGGCTGTCACTGGACGCACCCGAAGTATCCGAGCGCCGTCGTGTCCAGTGTGGTCAAGCGGGCCGCCGATGGGGCGCAATTCTCGGGCTATGTCGCCGTCGTGAACTTCGCCGAGCTGGGCACCTTCGCCACCCGCGACCTGGCGCAAAAGGCCGTCGCCGCGCACTTGGGGGACTAATCGGTAGGGTCCGGTCGGGTCTGCCAAGTCCCGCGTAAGTCCTGGTCCTGAGCCGGGAGCCGGATCGCCCCACCGTCTATGAGGCTGGGGCGATTTTCCTCTATGAATCCTCTATGAAAATCCTCTATGAATCGTCTATGAACTGAGCACCGCTAAGAGATCGTCTTGGTGGCAGGCGAAGAGCCCCTCCTGGTCAGTTTCCAAGAGCGCTCGATGGCGCACGAGCACCCAGTCGCCCACCGAATAGGCCGGGCAATGCGTCGGCTCCCCGGTATCGCGATACAAGAAGTGATCCCGCTCGCACTCCGCATCCTTGCAATACGCCGGGGCGCCAATCGCCACGACTTCCATCTGCCCCGCCGTCCACTCGGTGCGCGTCTGCGGGGTCAAGACAATACGGCTACCGGGGAGCGATTCGGGGGTTTCGACGGGGCGCACCAGCACCAGGCCGCGAGCGGGCGTCACTGGCTGAGGGCGGCGAGTGCGAGCAGAATGGCCAGCCACACCCCACACCCCCAGCCGGTATCTTTGATCGGCGCGGGCGGCGCCTTGGCCATCCCCGCCACCACTCCCTCACAAAAAATGGCTTGCTCCCGGGCGCTCAATTGGGCAATCTGCTCGGGCGTCACAACGTCCCCAGAATGCTCGGGGCGGGCACCAAATAGCACCCGTCCACCTGCGTCGCGGTGACGATGTTGACCAGCGCCACCTGGTCTATCTGCAAGTCCCGGACTTCCGGCCCACACGCCAGGATCGTCGCGGCGCGCACCGCCTTCGCGTCCCGCACCACTTGTAACCCGCTCGGGGCGGGTTCGGGCACTAACCGCACGAGCACCATATTCCGCAGCGGGCTTATACGCATCGGGCCCGGCCACATTTCTGGCAATACCCGAGCTGCGTCACCCACTTGGACCCGCACCGGCAAGCCGTGGCATGCTCGAAGCTCACCGGACCGTCGTGGCGCCAATCGTGTGGGTCCCAGGCATGCGAGGCCATCGTCCGCCGCTCGTGCAACGTCCACTT